TAAATAAAATGAACTGAATAGCTTTCATCACGATATTGCGCGGGACAAGCCTGGATTCGATCGTGTTCATTTTGAAGACGTTTGATCTTGTCCGTGAGGTGTTGTGGCATGGCGGAACGGATGGTTTCCTTACCCTCCATACTAGTCTTCTCAAAGTACTTGATCAAATCTTGAGCACAAGTCGCCTTCTTGAAAGCATTGCGTTTGTGACTGCTAATCTCAAGATCAATCGCCAGTTGTTCCTTGGCATCGTTATCCATGCCTTTCAGAATAATGTCGGCAATGGCCGATTTCTTCTGGCAAAAGTTCTTGAGACGAGTCTTCGAACATTTTGTTGCAACCTCAACTTGAACTTTTTCTCTTGGGAAAGAAAATTGGCTACAGAGGAAGCAAACACATTTTGTGTGATCACTCCGAGTACTTTTCCTCCACGCTATCTTCTTCTTGGGTGCCAAGGTTGACTGGATATACCAGTCAACGTAGGCATTCGCCAAATTGTAGGCAAACTCGTCGATCATCTTTTCCGAAGAAAAGATGTCAATGACAAACTGCTCAGACAGCTCATTGATCTTTTCCTTTGCCAAATCGACAAAGTAACCTTGGAGTGCCTCGTATTGAAGATACGAGATGAGCCGACAAAGGTCAATAGTCAGTGTGTCGAGCGTGATTAGACCCTGACATGTGATGTGCTTGAATAGCACCTGGACGGATTCCTGTTTGAAAACAGGAGCTTCTTGTTTGTCAGACTTGGTAGTCCAACCAACACGGAAATGGGTTTGCTGTTTGCCGTCATGCGTACTGGCGTAAAACGTGGCAGCCGACTTAAAGTACGGGATGTCCTTGAGCTCTGACCATTGAAAGTTGATAGAAACCTTTCCGACTTCACCATCCTTATTCTTGACCATAATGTCAACACGGACATCGAAATCCTTGTCTTTTTCCTCATCGGTAGGGTGAGGCGGAAAGATGGACGGTTTCTTAGTCGACATGACATGCGAAAAGCAAATGAGGACATAGTAATTTCTGAAAAATAAACCATCATATTTTTCTTAAAGGGACAACTGTCCCCTCGCAATCTTTTAAAAGGAGATATCCTAAACAGATAGTAATCCTATAAAATTGATTTCTGAATGAGTTAGTTTATTTGAAGTTCGAATTGTTGAGATGGACGATCCCAATAGTAAGGAGTTTTATACTGTCCGATGCCGGTTAGTGTCTTAACAAAAATCTGCATGATATGGACTGTTAGATTGCTTTATTTGAATAAAGAATGAGTTCAATTTGATATTATTGATTTGGAAATTAATTTGTTTTGAGGTTAGTGAATAAAAAATTGAATTTTACTTTTAAATATAATAGATAACAACAATTTAAAGGATTGGAACCTACACATAATCATAATATAATAATAATGAGTCAGAATACAGAGAACACTACCCCTGTCGAGACTGTTGAAGACGTTAAAATCGCTACTGAGACCCAACCTCAAGTTGAAGATCGCATTGAAGAAGTTTCTCATGAAGAATCCACTGGTTCCGCTTCTAATACTGGAGCCACAACTGAAGACGAAGATTTTGATGAGACTACAATCGCATGTATTGATAACCTCCCTCGTGTTCCTTGGGAAAATTTGGATCAATTTATTGCTACTTTAATTTCTGATGCACTTAAGGATGGATATGAAGAGGTTAATATTCGTGGTGCTAAGCCACTACCTCGTTGTATCCGTGATAAACTTGAAGACAAAGGATTTCAAGTTCTAGAAGAAGAACATGAAGATCCAATTGAGAAAGAAGAGAAGGATGGAAAAACATCTAATGACGAGGGAGACGAAGATAGTGAGGAAGAAGAAACAGAGGTTTATTGGATTATCACTATTAGTTGGGGTGAATACGATGATGATAATGAATTGTTTTGGGAAGAAGATGTCTGGGATGATGATGACTATCTTGATTAAATATTAATCCAGAATATAATTAATTTTATCTAATTATAAATAAAAATTGCTCACACTTTAGTATTTAGTATCAACAGTATCTGGTATATCAGAAATAGATGATTATGGAGTTAGTGGAGGCATTGTTAGGTCGAATTATTCGTTGATATAATTTACATCATTTGATTGTATTGTGCTTGAGTATAAGCCATAGCTATATCTCGTTGAGTTTCAACATAAGCAATATATCCAGTAAAAAGATTAATCAGGGAATCAAAAGGTAAAAAATAACCATTTAGTTGAGGTTCAATTCTACAATTATGAATGTAGTATAGGTCAAAAGAAAGAAATCATATTTATTAATATTTTTGTAATTCGTCAGAAATTCACTAAGCTCTTTTTTACTACGAAAGCCAGGAGAAACTACAATTGAAACACCAATATAACGCATTCCCATAACATAAACAACATAATAAGCCATAGATCGATTAATATGTCCTTCAACACTAAAAAAACTCCCATTCATATTCAAATTTCTACGTCCTTCAAACCAAAAGCCACAGTCTGAATTTCCACAACTAATACAATTGAGATATTCGTTAGAACGAAGAGTTGATACTGCCATAATTTTAATATTTTAATTCGAGTATAAGACTCAATCGTCAATCATTATTCAAAATACTGGGTTTTAATTTTTTATAAATCATTTATCTTATTGTCGTGATTCCTTTGCATGACATGCAATATGAGAATTTGTACCCCACTTTATTGTGAATTGATAATGCTCATGTTGGTATTGGCATTCAGGCTCAAATAAATTATATGTATGATTGTTACATTTTTGCAATAATTTGTAATATTCGATTTTATGTTCGGAATTAGATCCCAATTTCAAAAAGTCTTTTTTTTTACTACTAGACATTTTAAGTCAATTACAAATAAATGTCTAATATATGGATTAGTGAAACAATTTACTATTAAACAGTATAGGATCGTTTTTTTGATATTATGTTATTGTATAATAAAAAATGGGTGCATATTTATTCGATCAATATACATATCTTCATTTTGCTACAGGGATTATAGCTTATTATTGGGGTGTAAATTTTATTCGGTGGTTTATCTTTCATTCAATTTTCGAATGGCTTGAGAATACAAATTTAGGTATTAAACTAATTAATAATTTATTTACTTTTTGGCCTGGTGGAAAGCCTGGTCCTGATAATTTTATCAATATTATTGGGGACAGTATCGGTTCTTTAATCGGGTGGTTAACTGCTTGTTGGCTAGATAAGTATGGAAGTAAGCATAGATGGTATAAAGTTCAATTGCAATCCAAATAAACTCAAGTAAATTTCATAAATTAATTATGTAGTTTTTAATTAGAATTGTATAACACACTAGACATTGATTACGTATCTGTATGGTCTGGTCATATCAGAAGAAAATTATTTTTATTCATATCCCAAAAACCGGCGGAACATCAATTGAAATGAGACTCGGAATGAGAGGGAAAACAAATGGATTTGTTGTTGTTAACGGTATTGCCAAACAACATTACAGATGGCGCAATTATGTTAAAGAGCTTGGAAATGATAAATTCAAAGAATATTATAAATTTGCTGTGTGTCGCAATCCGTACACCCGACTTTTGTCGGAATATTACTGGTGTGAAATACCCAGTATGGGACATCGTCATGGACAGAGTTTTGTTGAGTTTCTCGGAAAGGTCGAAAAAATTGTTAAAGAAAAACAGTTCAAACTAACCAAGTATCATGATCATTTTATTCCTCAATGGAGATTTGTTTTTGACGATGAAGGCAATTCCAAAGTAAATAAGATATTTAGGTTTGAATCATTTAATGAAATTGACGTTTTTTTAAAAGAAAAATACCAAGCCACTGGAAATCAACATCAAAAAAAGAGTGGTAACAAAAAATACATTTTATCTGATGAAGATAAAAACCGTATATACACTATTTATAAAAAAGATTTTGAACTTTTTGGTTATCCTAAGTAAAATGAAAATGATATTGAGTAGTAATATAAGTAATACAATAATGGATCAAAACTTTCAGACCATTCCTTATACTAATGTGGAAAAAGAATCTTCCGTGATATCTTATATTTCATTTATACTCTTTTTCATGCTCCTTTTATTGGGAATTAGTTTTGAAACCACTCGATATCAAAAAATCGTATCTGATCTTTAAAATCCACTATTTGTAACTGGTTTTTCCGTTATTGCCGTAATGGCAATATATGGTTTTTTCTTCTCCAAAACACTCAAATTCAAAAAAGCCACGGCAGCTGGTACAAGTGCCTTTATAATCGCTTATTTTGCTCGCCTAGATTTAGTATTTATGCCATTTTTCTTGGTTCTTTTCCAAAATTATTATTACGGTATTTCATAAGGAAACAGTATGCTGTTCTAGACTCTAAACCATGCATTTAAAAAATTGATGGATATTTATTCAAAATTTTATATTGGGGTCCTGCTCAAATGCAGTTCAATACTGCCCTTCAAGCGGATCAAGCGAAGATTGACGCTGCGGATCAAGCGGATCAAGCGGATCAAGCGAAGATTGACGCTGCGGATCAAGCGGATCAAGCGGATCAAGCGAAGATTGACGCTGCGCTTGAGCAAAAGATTGAGCAAAAGATAGACGCTGAGCTTCAGCAGAAGATTGACTGTGCGCTTAAAGCTTGGGCTTCTCAATTTGAGCAGAATGAAGATGACAATGAAGATGACAATGAAGCTTGGGCTTCTCAATTTGAGCAGAATGAGGAAGAGGGTCCTGCAAACCCAAATGCTCATAATGGACGAAATAACCCACGACATGGTTATGGTCGTGGTCCGCTAAAAGGAACACACCCAAATAGTCGTGATGATGATGATGATTATGAATGGTTTTGAGAACCTCTATTTTTAAATTATAAAATAAAAAATGATAGTTTTTTTCCTAGAAATCTTTACTGTATGTCTTATTGATTTTCAATATGTCCGGTGCTGGTTCAAGTTCTGGTAATCTTCAATACGCTTGCGATTGCCAGAAATATGGCTCCACAGATGGTTGTAATTCTGATTTCTGTGTTTATTGGGTAGGTTATGAACAAACAAGTACCCAAAAATACGATTGGTACCAATTATCAAGATGTCAAGGAACTTATCCAGCCGTTTCAAATAAACCAAATGAACCAAATAAAAGCAAAAAACCGAAGCAAAAAGAAGTCGATTTTGTTTCTCCTGAAAAAGAGAAACAAAAAAAAGAAGAAAAGCGAAGGGAAGCTCTTGAACTAGCTCATACTCGTGAAAGTTATAGACTTCGTCGATTAAAACAAAGTCTAGATTTTGAGCGTAAACAACTAATAAGGAAAGAATATGCTCGTTTAGATCAATTGAATGAAGCATATCGACGACAACAAGCTGAAGAACGAGCTCAACGACGTTGGCAACGATTGGTTCATGATATGCAGCAAGGACGTCGAATGGAACAAAAACGTCAAGTAGTAGCTCTGGGTTAACTAGCATCTTATTTATATTGTAAATTATAAATTATATTTTCTAATTATTTAATTGATTTTCTAAAAAATATTTTTTAATCTCTTTAATTGCTTATTCATCATCTGTTAAAGGTTCTTCTATATATGTAATCGGAACAGTTTCATTTGGGTCATATCGTAATAAAATCCATTATTTTGGATTATTATTGTTCATTAATATTTTTGTAATGGAAGAAGTTGTCGAGGACTTGGAAATTCGGGAAAATTCATTTCATATATTTTGGCTGCTCCATTTTTATCACTTCCATAATTTCGTGAACCCCAATAACCCATTTGACGAGCCATTGGTGAATTTTGATCAATAGTCAAAATATAATCCAATCCATTTAATTGAACTGTGGGATAATCATTAATTACTTTTTTATGATGATTACGTTCATCTTTATTATATTTGTGACGAGTATTATGTTTGTTATGAGTAATGGACTTATAACTAGAATTTTTAATTTTTTGGGGTGTTTTACCTTCAAAATTGTAAGTAATTGTATTTGGAACACGATAATTATGATTTCCTTGATCTTGGTAGAATCGATTATGAAACATATGCATATGAGAGTCTTTACTTTCTTTACTGTCGTCATAATGATAATCCATAGCAGCCAAATAATCAATCATTAAAGCAATACGTTTTAATGGCAATGCTTGATTATAAATTACTAAATTGTAAATTTGAGAATCCCAAGCAATTGATGGATTAATGACAATTGGGGAATATCCAAAGTGCAACTTGGGTATTTCATTACGTTGAAGTAATGTATCATTATAATACAGACTCAATACATTTTGATAACAAACTAAAGTGATTACGCATTTATTAGTTGTGAGAATTGATTCTTTTGTATTGTAATGATGTCCTCCAGCTACAATTTTAATTTTACCATAACGGTTTGGAAGCAATAATTTCAATGCTTCATTTTGATTACCGGGAATAAAAAGAGCAAGTGATTGATCTTTTTCATTTTTAGGTTGCGGTTTACTATTTCTAAATTTAAGCATGATAGTAAAATTACCATCATTAACAGATTCATTAATATTAAATTTATTGGCGTTAGGACCAGTTAGTTTATTACCTACAGTTTTATAAAAACCTTGCATGTTCCATTTTGGAACAGAATTCCATTCAAAATCATGTCCTTTTCCTGTTAAATCAATCCATTTAACATCTTTGGGTTGTCCACGTGACATAGGATGAGAAGCATCTAATACACATTGAAGCCACTGAGTGACAGGTAATCGAGGCATTGTTGGATAATAATTTTTAAGTGAAAGTCCGGTAATATACCGATAACCATGAGTATTCTCTGGCTTATAACCAATATATAATTCTGTCATTCCATTTACATCATGAGGAACATGGAAATTAAATTGATGATTTTTCCAAGTCATTGGAGTAATCACATTAGTTACTTCAACATGTCCAATCTCAGTGGTATTAATAATTTCACCATTACCTGTCATTATAACATTATTGCTTCCATGTTGTAAGAACTTGAGATTAAAAATATGGTCTTTTCCATTCCAATTTTTAGTTATTGCTACCCAAGCATTGAGACGATAATGTTGACCAGGAGTTAAATCAAGTTTAATACGATAATAAGTATCTAAATTAGAAGCTCCCATCTGTCTGGAAAAAGAACTTTGGCGAAGAGCAAATGAAGAATTTCCTGGATTATTTATTTGAATAATGCGATTATTACCACTCTCTCCATTTTTCTGTGTTATATCTTTACCGTGATTGAACGAGCCGTTGGAAATCAAATTATTAGAATATTTGGATTTAGATCTAGAATTGATTGTATCTAAATTTTGATGATTTTTATTATAATTTTTATTCTTCTTGTCTCCTTCAGTTTCTTCCATATCATTTTCAAATGCTTCATTCATTGGGGTTATTGGTTTCTTAAGGCTGGTTATTATCCAATAGATGAATCCAATAAGGAAGATAATTAATATTATTCTAATGTACGGAAGCATTGTATGTTTACAGGTATATTTTTACTTCTTACTACTATATTGATTAGCGATATTTAAAAAATAATTGTCAATACCAATATTAAATGTTAAATAGACCAAAATAAAAATTCGAATTATTATTAAAAATATGTAAAGTCTAATTATTTTGAATGAAATCTTTTTCTGGTAGCTATAATAGTCTTCATTCAAAAATTAGTGACAGTGAATACTAGTCAATTTAGTTAACATAATTCTATTTGTTATAATTTTAATTTTGGGTAAAACAAACGAAATATTGATTTTATTTTCTTATTTTGTAATTATTGAGAGCAACGGCGACGTATACTGAATCGAGTAGTAGGATTTACATCTCCATTTGCTGATGAACGACTTACTGACAGAATATTATCTGCTCTGGAACGAAAAATATCAAGAAACATGTGTCGAAAATAATTAAAAACTGCATCAATCAGTTCAGACAAAATATCTACGAGTAATGTGTTCAAAATACTAATTGACCAATAAAAAAACCAATTAATAAAAATATTATAGTTACAGTTGAAATAGTCACGAGCAATTTGAAGAGTTTCGATATCATTATTTTTTTTGTATTGTACTTCAACAAAATCAGTGTACTTTTTACTTTTGCTATGCATTTTCATTTTGAGAATCATCCAAACTACTGCACAAATAAAGTAAATTGCCAGACTAGTCCCAAATTGTTTGATAGAATCAAATGTTAGATTGTTGTAATGCTTCCATCCGAAATAGGAAATAAGTATTATAGTAAAAATAGATACATAGCTTTCAGTATTATAAATGGCAAAAAAAAGATACAGAACGAACAGTCCGAACATCATGTACCAAATATATACGGAAGCTATGAATGGAAGTAGATAAAGTTCGGCAATACCTGAACCAAACACCAAATCAATAAAAAATGGTCCTCGTGAGAGTCCTTGAGCAAGGGAAGGGAAAATAAGAGCACCAAACATGTTATGTTGATATTTAAATAACTATTTCAAATTGTTTACGAAATTTAAAATAATAAATCTATT